TCTCTTTAGCAAATTTACCCTTCGTCTCCGTGAAATGATCTAACATCGCTTGAGCAGCCTCAAGATTTTTCGTATCCATCTTGAGTTTGAAATCCCACTTCTTATTATACCAACTAGAGAGAGCCAGCAGCCCTGCGACTACTAATGAGAGAGTCACTACTAGCTGCCCCCAAGGACTAACAAACAAGAAAGTAGTGAATTTAACCAGACCTGATAGCGCTAACTTAGCTGCTCCACCCAAGATCTTTAGGGCTCCAGCAAGAGCCAAACTTCCTACCGTCGCAGCCTTCGTAGCCGCAGTACCTACTCTAACCGCAGCAGTCTCTCCCATTTTATATCTAGTATATTTAAAGGATGCGGCTCCATTAGCGACAGTCGCAGCAGCATCAGTGGACTTAGCCCGGATATCATTGACGAGAGCGTCAACTTCAAGTTGCAGAGCCGTCATCTGCAATGCAGAGGCTCTAGCTCCAGCCATCTTCGCAGACGCATTCGCTGTAGTAGCAACTGCATCAGCACCTGCCGCTATGGCTCCCTCTTCAAGCGCTCTCGACTCTGCTTTCAAAGCCAGTAAAGAGGCTACCGCAGCAACAGTATTTGCTTGCCTAGCCGACTTAAGACCAAGAAGAGCAGCAGTGTCTGCAAGCATAACTCTAGCAGTCGAAACTGTCTTCGTTGCGGGAACTGCCTTTGCTCCTTCTGACGTAGCTACAGCCCATGCCCCCACCGCCGTACCCATCTGAGAAGTCTTAATAATCGCCGCCGTTCTCTTAGTCCAAGCAATAATTGAAGACAGAGATCCCACCGCCACTGTCTGAAGATTCTTATACGCTTTAATAGGACTAGCTGCGGCCTGAAAGAGAGCTCTAGTTACATTAGCCAAAGTTGGAATAAGACTCGCAGTCTCCTTCTGTAAAGCACTTATTCCTAAAGTATAATTAATCCCGCGCATCGCTCCTTGGATTCCCTTAATCAGGAGGTATGCTTTAGCCACGGCAAGCAGGCCGAGAATGAGAGGACCAAGAGCAGCGGCACCAGCCATAGGAACTGCAACCAAGAAGTAAACCCACTGAGGGAGTTTAGCGATAAGACTAACGATCGTAGTCCCGATCTTCACTAAGATTTTAAGGAACGGAAGAAAGACATTTCCTAACTTGACCCAGATCTGCTCCGTCTTATCTCTCATGGTAGATAGAAGTCCACTTAGAGTCTGACTTTGGACCTTCATCATCCCGCCGAACTGTGCATTCATTCCTGCAAGCAAGGCGGTAATCGCCGTGGTAGAATCAATAGCACCTTGAGTTGTAAGTGCCATCACTTCAGCAGTAGTGATTCCCATTTGATCAGCGAGCATCTGCCAACCACCGAGACCAGCTTCGGTGATCTGCATCATCTCTTCTGCTTGCAACTTTCCCTTAGCTTTAATTTGACCAAGGGCTCGGGTGACCCGATCGATACCCTCTGCACCTAAGGACAAAGCAGATGCAGCATCACCGATAGTAGTGATCATCGCGGAAGTATCTTCAGCAGCAAATCCAAAGGCTAAAAGCTTCGTAGTGGCCTTCTGGATCTCACCAAACGTAAATGGAGTAATGTCAGCTAAATTCTTCATAGATGCGATAAAGGCATCCGCTTTAGCCTTACTGCCTAAGAAGGTCTCCATTGAGACCTGAGCCTGCTCCATCTTACTAGCAAAGTAAACTGATGTGAGTCCTGCAATGCCAAGAGGAAGAGTCAGACGGGTAGTAAGATACATACCCGTCTGACTAATCTTCTTCTGGACATAATCTAGACCAGCGAATCCCTCCGCTGCCTGCTTAGCTGCGTAACCTACTTTATTTAAATCCCCTGTGAGATTACCAAGGGCAGCCGAAGCACCTGACGTCGCAGCCGTGACAACGATCTGCATGCTCGCGAGGTCAGGGAGGACAGACATTATTTCCTCACCACCGTGGCCCCGAGGGCTATCGCAAGTTTCTCAAGAGGAGAGATATCATCTTCAGGTTCTTCAACTTCCTCCGCAAGTTTAAACTTAGGCATAAAATCCTCCACAGGGATATCTGGAGAGTCCTTGCCCCTGTTCATATTGTAGATAATGTGACAAATTAGAGCCGAACGAAGATCTGCTCTTTCTTCTCCGAACGGCTCTAAGTTGTAATAGATTTGCCACTCTGTAAGCTCCCTACTACTTATCCTCTCTCCAAGTTCTGCTACGGTGCAACCTAAGGCCAGCGCTAGACGGAAGAGGAATCGTCTTCCTGGCCTTCTGAGTTTCCCTCAAGCTCCGCCACGTCTTCCTTGGTCATGCCCGAAGCCTTCTGGACTTCATCAAAGAGTCTAGAGAGAGCCTTTGCGCTCTTCCTCCCTAGAGAAGTGATATCTTCATCCGCAAACATACGCTTGCCATCTTCATCTACGATACAACGAGCTACAAGGCGAGCACGGAAGTTCTGTGACTTGAGGACAGTCTTACCGTTCTTCTCTTCGATCACACTGGCCTCGAAAGCATCTCGACCCGCTCCGGAGAGCGGCTTGATCAGAACGATGCCACCCCACTCAGGCATATCGACTTCAAGAGTCTCGATATCCGGAGCAGCAAGGATCGACTCCCTTGTAAGAAACTTACTCTTAGACTTCACGATAGGCATGGGATCCTTCTTCTCAATATTAAACTCTTCGATCATCTCGGCTCCTTCGTTATTTAAGCGACCCGCCCCGCCTGCGTCCCTGGAGACGAGGCGGGCCACATTTCAGATTACGGAGTATGCGGAGTGAGGACTACGTCACCTGAGACCTTAAGGGTCATGTCGCACTGGATGACACCGTTGATCGGGAAACTCGGACCCATGCTCGTGACCAGAGCAGCAAAGGCGAGTACGTCCCCTACGACATTAGTAATCGTAAAATTAGCATCATTGCCATCTGAGTACTTCTTCCAGAGCCCCGTGCTACCGTCGTGAGTTGGGTTACTCGGATCCCAGTTGACTTTGAATGTAACTTCGCCACTACTCTTGAGACCCGTAATGTACTCGTCGAAGCCTCCAGGACTGTCATGGCTAGTGACATCGATCGTCTCGCGAGTGAGCTGAGGACCTGAGATATCCCCAACCTCACCGATCGTTGTGAAACTCTCTGCGAGAGGAGTAGCCGTACCTGACGCTCCACTAGCAGTCGTCACGACAGGAATCGAGAAGTATAGAGTATTGATCACGTCGACAGGCCAGTCACCGTTGCACTCCGTCGCCGTGGTGACGCCAGCGATGGTAACAACCTGACCATCGTGAAAACCGTGAGCAGCACCAGCAAGTACAATTGTCGCAGCAACGAGATCATCGTGGATCGTGCTGGTCAAAGAAATCGGTGAGCCAGCAGTACCGCCCGAACCCATCTTGAGCAAGGTACCGTGGCTTCTGATAGCAGTGGTCATCTTCTTTCCTCCTAGCTGTGTGTGGTCTCGCCACGGTAATCGTATTCGATACCGCTGTGTTCCTGAATCAGATGCGTATAAAGTTTAAATTTATCTAAAGAAGCGTATGCGCACTTATTGCATTCATAATTCTTTTGTCCAGACCAATCTGTAACTCTGTAGGAATTAGGATACTGCTCTGAGACCTTCAATTCAATATTTTCTATAGTAGATCCCTGCTCAGCAGATGCTATTCTTTTTGCTTCTATCTCTGCTTTGATTTCCTCTTCTCTGGCGAATTTCTTAGCTTTCTTAATCCATTCTTCTTGATTATCGATCTGAGTTTCTTCTGCTTTAGAAATTTTCCCATCTTCAATCTTCTTAGTCTTAGCGATCCACTCTTCTCTTTTAGTCATAGGCTTGGCGTCTTTCTCCTGCTGCAAGGAGGGATCTTCTTCGGTTGTCTCAACCGAGGAGGGCTCTTCTACCTCGACCATCTCGGCCTTAGGCTCAATTTTAACAGGCTTCTCGCCTGATTCTGCTTCCTTCTTTTTTGGCATGTTAACCCTCCTTTATGAATTCCTCAGCGACCCGGTCACGTCTGACGCCTACGGATAGCCCTGCCCGGAGCACCAAAAATAGCTCGTCTATTTGCTCTAGCTGCATTATTCTGATAGAGAGCAATCTTAGATGCACGCCTAATACGATTCCCCATAGATCCACTGCCACCAGCGAGAGTCCCGAAAAGATTCTCTCTTGTAGTGCCAGCATAACTCTTAGGAACCATTTTCATCTGGGCTGCACGAACCTGTCTCATAGTGCCTGTCTGAAATACCTTACCTTTAGCATTAACAGAACGGGTATTAGTGAATGTAGGAACGCCACGGCCAGTCGGCCTCGCACCACCACGAAAATTCACTTGCCTTCCACCTTTAGCAGCCCGAGAGCCACCACCACCACCTTTAGCCATGACGGCCTCCTTCTCAGTCGAATCTTCCCGGGAAGATCGCCGGGAGGGGCTTGCCCATCTGGGATGCTATCTGACGATAATACCTCTGCTTAGCCTCTGAACCCTTCGGAGGCTTGAGATATTTGGGAGCATTCTTATCAAACTTAACTGTCGTAAACGTGATCGGACCGCGCTTTCTTTTTGAAATAGTTAAGTACTTAGATGCCGCCTCTAGTCTTTTGGAGCTATATTGCCTCTGCTTAGTATAGGAGGAGATGGTCCTCTCAGCAACACGAGCGATTTTAAAGGCCTGACGCATGCCTTTGCTTCCCCCGCTAGCCCTACGGCCTCCTCCTCCACCTTTACCCATTGAACACACCTTCTAGGGTTAGCTGATCCGAGGTGGCTTCGAGGAGATTCCGGTGTCCATCAAGAGCGATCTGGTTTCCATGCACGGCATCGATATCTTCTGGCACCCAGAGAACTCCATCGCTGGCGTGAGCCAAGGCCCAGTCATAAACCTTACGGCCTCCTCCATAGAGGAGGAAGATCGGACGGCACCCGGCATGCTCATAGGCAATCTCAAGTTCCTGATCTGTGAAGGCAATCCGATCGGTGTATCCCCGAGAGCAGTAGGCCTTCCATCCCTTAGGAACCCCTATCAGATTCATAGCATAGTAGTTAGGAGAGACATTCATATCCACGAAAATCCGGAGCCCATTCTCTTGCCAATAGCGAGAGAGCCATCTCTTCCTATAAGTTTGATAGAGGGCCACCGCAGGAGGAGTCGTCGTATAGAGGGAGAAGTTACACTCCCCGGCATTGACGATCGACCCACCTAGGAAGGTGTTGGGCTTATCCCAGACCCCTTCAAAACGATAGTCCTCTGTGTAAAAGAGGACTGTAGCGCTGTGACGAGTTGTCTTGGATCTTCCTTGACGAGCGCCCCATATATCAACGGGTAAGTCGACGGTTAGGCCTTGCAGTTCTGGTAACAGAAGGGAAATCCCCGAGAAGTGATCAGAAGGCCAGATGCAATCTGGGACTTCGTTCATGATAGGTCTCTGCTTGGACGAGGGCATCCCTAGTCCTCCTCGTGCCATATGTAGGCCTCTACGATGTAGCACCACATCTCTGTCCTGGATTCTACTGCAGGATCTCTAGGTCCGTCAAACGAGTTAATGATTTCGGCTCCTAGAGCAGATCGCAAAACTGCACTAAGAATCTTCGCGAGTCCCTCTGAAGCATGATGGGTGCTGGCCCAGCAATCAAATTGCACTCGATCCTTGCAAAGCATATCGGAAGAGGTCTGAGTGTAGGCCTGATTTGGTGCTGAGATTACTCTGTAGATCACGCAGGGGAGTTTATCTCCCTGTGGCAAACTAGTAGGGAAGATTTTGTCTGCGACGACAGCATGTAATGTATTGCTAGCAGCAAGGGCCGTGAAGATGACCTCCCCCGGGAGTTGCGTAGTCATCAATCCTCCGGAAGGATATCTTCGAACTTGCTAGGCCTGTAAGACTCTCTCCCGACGAGATCTTTCTTTAGGGAGTCTTGCATCAGTTTCTTCGCTCTTTCCTTTTCATCTTCGAATGCAGGCCTCATAAAAGGTCGCAGGCCGCGCCTGTTGGTCCCATACTCTAGATAAGGAGCATACTCAACGTGAGGACCAACGATCACTCCATTAGGTAACTCGGTAACGAAGATGCTCGCTCTAAGGTTACCCGTCTGAACCTTCGGACCTCCGGCATTACCAGAGGCATACCACTTAGCCCTCTTCTCGAAGATCAGTCCACCGAGGATGCAGGCCCTTTTCTCAGCCAGCGGTATCTCCTTAGGAGCAGCCTTAAGGCGATTCTCTAATTCGACTAGGCCGGTTATGTTGATATCGATCATGTCTCTAGGATTTTCAGATTAACTTGGATGGCTCCTACGATCGTCTGAAAATCTCCGTCGACCCCGGCATCGATATGAGTAGAAAGTTCCTTGCCCATTCTGTGAGTGAGTTCTACATGATCGAGATGATCGATAGCTGTACCTTTCGGGAGAGTCAATTTCCACTGGCTTTCTGAGAACACTACAGATCCAGCAGAACTCTCGGCAGAGCGAACAGGAGACCACCGACAGGGGATAGCCGATCCCGTCGTATAACTTGAAGTTAACTCTCCATCATGCCCTTGAGTCTCGGAATGAGTTCGGATCTTGCAAGTGTCCATGAAAAATTCTTCGACCGTAGCAGATAGATCTTCGAACTCCTGATTTGTAGGCCATCTGGAGGTCATGAGTCATCCGGCTCCGCAAGATTGATGATGTAAGTGGTATCCCCTCCGCCCCCATCCTCAATGACGCTCTGAGGATCTGCTTGAAAATCTCTCTCGAAGTCTCTGGCAACCTTGATCCTGAGACTCTTAGGTGCTTTCCTCGAAGCATAATAACGAGCCTGCTTCATCGCCATCTCGTAGGCTTGGCTCCGGGTATAACTAGCTCCATCTGCAGAGAAATCGTATTTACCGACGAATTGATTAGCTTTCTCTGCCCAGATTCTCTCTGCCGCAGCATTCAGATCGTAAGTAGCAGTCCAGTTAGGATCTGCAGTGATACCATCACTGTAGAAAGGACGGTATCCTAGAGCATCTGGAAGAGGAAACTTCTCTATATATACTTGCAAAGTAGCGTCAGAATAAGTAGTGGCGGTCGGCTCATTTACTCTGCGCCTAAGTTCAGCGATTTGTGAAGTTGCTGAGACTGATACGGGAGTCCCAGTTCCTGAACCACCAGTCATGAGACAACCTCCACATCCGGACTGACAAAGGTATATCCGGGCTTCTGGACCCAAATATAACACGTTCCTGCATCCAATTGAAATGTGATTACTCCCAAAGCGTCCGTATCACCGTGTGCCAGCATGTGATGACCCTCTACATCGCTGGTCACCCATACGTATGCTGCTCCGATAGGATCGCCTTCCGTGTCTAGAAGGGTATAAGGCCATGAGATCGAACCCTCTCCAAGGCTGATATCCGGATCGGGCAACGGGTCTGGCAAAGTCTCACCAGTGGAGGATATAGAGACCGCGTCCGGATTATGAAAGTCGTATCCAGCCTTCTGCGCCCACACGTAGTAAGAACCCGTGTCCAGATAGAAAGTGACCACTCCAAATTCATCGGTCCTGCCAGAGGCAACGGCGTTATGACCACCTTCGTCGGTAGTTACCCACACATCGGCGTCGGAGATCGGCGTGTCGTCTTCCTGCGTAAGAGTATAATGCCAAGTCAAGGAGCCTGCACCGCCGAGAGTATCGGTCTTAGCCTTAATGTCGTCGAGTATGTCGGTTATGGGTGTGAAGTCTACCGTAACTTCCGCTGAATCCATGTGCAAGGTTTCAGAACCGCAGATGCCACCATCACCAAGATCCCAAACGTAGGTGAGGACGAGCGCGGGATCCGCATCGGCCACGTAATAGACCCCGCTCCCCACCACCGGCTCCGTAATTCCCTCCGTGGTGCGCGAAGCGTAGACCACTCCATCGATGTTGAGGATGGTCAATCCAACAGTTCCAACCAATCCGCTCTCGCCTGCGTCGAAGGTGGGCATGGTCACCTCACGTCTTGATGATGAACTGCGCCGGGGGCGTGGCGAGCAGGTCAGTGGTATCAGCCTTGATGAGGGCGGTCTCAGCCTTCACGTCGCTGGTGCGATAGGTGTCGGCGCTGTCCTGCCAGACGATGTCGGTCCCAGGCACGCCCGCGACCACGGCGCTGATGCGCAGGGCGACGATCTGACCGGCGGTGAGCGCGGGCAGGGTGAGGGCGGCTTTGTAGGCGCCGGTCGTGATGTTGGTGACGGTCACCGTGGCCGCGTTGGCGGTGCCGTCGACGTAGAGGATGCCGGTCGGCAGCGCGTCGCCGTTCTGGGCGGCAACCGTGGCCGGGTTCGCGGTGCAGAACTCCACGGTCACGGCCTGCGCAGTCTTCACGCTCATAAGGCGTTCACCCCTCTCACTACGCGGCTGCCGATGACCGGCGCGTACTCGATGATGCTTCTCTCCAGCACCGGGGCCGTCCAGCTCGTGACGAAGGTGCAGGC